CCCGCCGGGCACCGGCTCGACCGAGCGTGCCCGCCACCAGGCCTCGGCCTTGGTCCGCGCGTACCCGGTGTGGTCGAAGCAGACCCACTCGCGGAAGAAGCGATTGAAGCCGACGCGGTACTCGACGCGCATGGTCAGCGGCGCGGAAGGGTCGCTGCGTTTGTAGTGCACGTGGTACGTCGTCTCGCTGACGCGGTGCTCCTCGCGTGTGGTCTGGCCGCTGAGGATGCCCTCGGTGCTGGCCTTCGCCTCGTGCTGTTGGCGGTTCGGCTCGGGGAACTGGTGGCCGCACTGCGGGCAGGTCTGGTAGCCCGCCGCGATGAGGGCCTGGCAGTTCGGACACTCTTTCGCGGGCGCTTCGCCGTCGCCGCGATCGTCGGTGGCGATGCGGATCGCGTCGACCGGGCCGTGGCGGAGCACGTTGCCGCCGAAATCGAGCACGAGGCAGTCGTTCTTGCCGGGGTGCAGCCGGAAGCCTCGGCCCACCATCTGGTAGTAAAGGCCCGGCGACATGGTCGGGCGCACGAGCGCCACGCAGTCGATGTGCGGTGCATCGAAGCCGGTCGTCAGCACGTTCACGTTGCACAGGTGCTTGAGCTCGCCCGAACGGAAGCGGCCGAGGATCGCCGCACGCACGCCGTCGGGCGTGTCGCCGGTGACGAAGCCGCACTCGATGCCGTGCTTGGTCTTGAGCACATCGACGATGTGCTGGCCGTGGCGGATGCCCGACGAGAAGATCAGCGTGGCGCTGCGGTCCTTGGTGTACTCGGCGATCTCGGCGCACGCCCCTTCGACCAGCCCCTCCTTGTCCATGAGGTCCTCGACCTCGCTGGCGACGAACTCGCCGGCGCGGACGTGCAGGTCGGCGGTGCTGATCTTCTGCAGGCCCGCCTTGGTCTTGAGCGGCGACAGGAATCCCTGCACGATCAGCTCGCGGACGCCGACCTCGTAGCAGACGTGGTTGAGGATGTTCTCGGCGGCGCAGATCGAGCCGGACTTCATGCGGTACGGCGTGGCGGTCAGCCCGATGATGCGGACGTTCGGGTTCACCACCTTCGCGTCGGCGATGAACTGCCGGTACATCCCGTCGTCCTCGGCGGGGACCATGTGCGCCTCATCGACGATGATGAGATCGACGGGGCCGAGGTCGCAGGCCTTCTTCCAGATGCTCTGGATGCCCGCGACCGTGACGGCATAGCCCAGGTCCTTGCGCTTGAGGCCAGCCGAGTAGATGCCCATCGGCACGTCGGGCGCGATAACGCGGAGCTTGTCGGCCGCCTGCTCGAGGAGTTCCTTCACATGCGCCAGCAGCACCACGCGGCCGCCCCATTGGCCGACCGCATCGCGGCAGATCGTGGCGATGACCGGCGTCTTGCCCCCGCCGGTCGGGATGACGACGCAGGGGTTGTCGTCGCGGGTCCGCAGGTGCTCGTACACCGCAGCGATCGATTCGGATTGGTAGGGTCGAAGGTTCATGGTTTGATTTGCGTGATCTCCACCAGCACTTTGCCGCCCGGCGTCACCGGGCCGCGTTCAACAACCAGCCGATCAATCTGCGAGTCGTCGCGGTACGCCCCGCCCTTGGCCAGGGCGTCGAGCAGCGCCTTCTGCACGTTGTCCAGATCGCGGCGGCGGTTGTCGGGCGGGCAGACGGTGACACGCACCTCCAGCCGACCGGTCATCCGCACCACCCGCCTCACCGCGAGGGCGGCGCACACGCTTGCGCGGTAGCGCCGCCCCTCGCGGCTCAGCACGGTCCTGGAGCCCATCCGTCGCCAGATGTGGTTCACACTGGGCGGGTACGGGAGCTCGAGGACGCGACCAGATGGACTCAGCGTTTCCAGGGCGGCGTGCTCCCCGGGCCGACGCCGACCGGAGCGCGAGCGCTCACCGGCGAACCGCCGCCGCCCTTCTTGGCGTAGCCCTTGATGACGTTGGTGAACTCGCCGTTGTCGTCGCGCTTCTTCAGCCCGACGTTAATCTCCAGCGGGACGTTGTGCAGCTCGACCGAGTCCTTCGGCTGCATCACGCCGATGGCGCGGCAGATGGCCGAGAGCTCGCCGCGAGCGATCTTGACCGTCATCTCGCTCTTGTTCTCGAGGTTGAGGCGGGCCCAGACCAGGCGGCCCTTGAACTCGCCGTCGATGATCTGGAAGGTCAGCTGCAGGTACTTGCCGCCGCCGGTCTTGGTCGGCTTGAGCTCCGACTCGGAGACGACGGCGAGGTACTTGCCCGCGGGGAGCGGATCGAGCGCGACGGACGGGTCAACCTGGTTTGCATCAAAGTTGTTCAGCGTGGCCATGAGTCAGTTCCTTTGCGATTGGTGATGGACGGATGAGGGATGGACAACGGCAACGGCGCTCAGGCCGCGCTGGTGTCGGTGGTGGGGGCAGGAGTGGCGACGGCGGCGGAGGGGTCCTCGCCGCGCACGAGCGCCGCAAAGACGCGGTAGTCCAGCGGGATCTCCTCGGGCAGACCCAAGCGGTTCTTGGCGACGTGCGCCGGACGCTCGACGGTGCGGATGATCCGCTCGCCGGTAGAGACGCCGTTGTGCTTGGCCTTGTTGAAGCCCTCGTCGACCTTGATGGTGTGGACCTTGTACGTGGCGAAGAGCACCTCGTCGGCCCACTCCTGCACCAGCGCCGACGCGAGCTTGTGCAGGCGCGGCGAGTAGCGGTCGTACGGGACAGTCTCGGGGTTCTCGAACTTCTCGATCTTGGCGTGGGCGATCAGCACCACCGTCATGCCGCGATCGCTGCGGAGCGCATCGAGCGCGCCGAGAACGGCCCGCCACTTGTCGACCGCGAAGGCAAAGCCCTTCGCGTAACCAATCTTCTCGATGTTCTCGACGCTCTCGTCGGCGCAGACTTCGCCCCAGATGAGGCGTTCGAGCCAGTCAAGGCTGTCGATGACGACCGTGCGGTAGTCGTGGTCACCCGAGTACAGGGACTCGAGCGCCGCCATCACCTCGCCGAGGCTGCGGGCCAGCGGGAACGACTCGCAGTCGATGTCGGCCAGGCCGTCCTCGGTCGGAACGAAGATGGGCTTCTCGGCCATTGCGCCGAAGGTGCTCTTGCCGATACCGTGAGTGCCGTACAACATCACGCGGCGGGGGCGGGCCTTGCGGCCCTTGCTGATTTGGTTCATGAGGGTGGCGGTCGCGGTTGCGGGCATGGGGTCTCCGTGCTTGGGGAGTGAGCGATCAAGGTCGTGGGGCCAGATGTCGCGGGTGAACGCGCCTTGGCCGAGGCGGACGAGGGGGGCGGTCACGCACCAACCCCGCACGCCTGCTTGGCGGTCGAGGGACGTTTCGGCACCGGTCCGTCAGCACGAACCATGCTGAAGGTGTCGCCACCGAACTCACGGGTGCAGAACCCGATGAAGATGCGGGCCACCGCGCATCCAATGTCGGTGCTGCCGTCGAGCACGACCACGCGGGCATCTGCGTCGATTGCGTACCCAGCATCGAGACGAACGGCCGCATCGCCGTAGAGGCAACCCACGGCAAGGATCGCCAGAAACAGCGTCTCTTCGACTGCCTCCATATCGACAGGAATCTCAAACGTGAGCCGGTACACAGTCCGGCCCGAACGGGTACTACCGGTGTTCATGGTCTTTCTCCTTGGGCCATCTACGCGAAAGGGCCGGAAAGTGGCGAACGCTTCAGAGGTATTCCTCAAGCCCCGCATCGCGGAAGATCTCGCGGATCTTGGTGACGGCGTAGCGGAACGTGCTCCGTGGCACACCCATCTCCTTGGCGGCGGGGGACACCACGTCGCGCAGGAGCTGATCGCACACCGCTCGCTGCTTCGGGGTGAGCTTGCTGAACGCGATGTTCAGATCCATCCGGCGATCAACGTTGAGAAGCCACTCCTCGCCAGACCAGGAGCGGTCGACTAGGCGCTCGTCGCTTGGGTCGATCGCCTCGACCTTCGCGCATCGCTTCTGTGCGTTCCGGTCACGAATGAGCGAGAGCAGGCGGGTGCTCACGACCTGGTTGATGTACGCTTCGCGAGTTCCACGCGCGGGGTCGAAGCGGTCCCACTCATCGAGCAGGCGGGCCATGACCTCGCTGGCGATGTCCTCCGCATCGGCACGGCGGATGATGCCGCGCTGGCGGAGCTTCTTGACTTCGGTGCGGATGACGATGTTTGAGAAGGTGAGATGCTGAGGGTCGATCTTCATTGGATGGGTCTTTCGGTGCGCAGCCACAGCGCCGAGGCGATGGGCCGCATTGGGTGCTGGTTTGGATGGAGCGGATCACGGAGCGCGAGTCGGGACGATGTGGCCGGTCCCGCAGGACCCACAAAGCCACCGCCCCGCTACACGATCGTGACGAGAGGGGGCAGGAAAGCTGGGGGCGTGCGGCTACGGGTCGACGCACACTCGCGATCTGGTCGAGACGGACTCCGAATGCTGGTCATTGCAGTGCTTCCTCTTGTCGCGCGGCACCATGCCGGGCGAACTGAGGCAAGCATGCTCGGAGGCGATTACGCCCCGTTGGACGTAGCGATTACCTACCGATGAAATCTGTGGCCGTCACAGCGTCTTGAGGCGGTAGTGGTCCCTCTCACTTCCGTCGATCTCAATGCCATGCACGTTGCTCTCGCGCAGCTTGCGGCGCAGGCAGCACGCTGTCTTGGCAATCGTGTTCTTCAGCACAACGCGACCATCCCACGCATCCTCCATCAGCGTGTCGGTGTGAATGCAGACGTTTGGCGCTGCGCATAGGCGCTCAATGAGATCGAACTCCTTGCTGTTGCCGAGGACACAAGAGCCGGACCCAAAGTGGAAAGTGAAGGTTGATCGATCTGCGGTGGGCTTGTCGTACTGCTTGACACTGACAGGGACGGCAGTACTCGGAGCGGTCGCGGTGGCGCTTGTTGCCCGAAGCAACGCCATGCCAAGGAGCGAGTTGGTCGGAACTCCCTTGAGCACATGGTCGTCCGCACGCGCTCGGGCAACGCCCGCCAGCGCTTCGAGAATCTGTTGTGCGTGCAACTGATGGAGATCGAACACAGCTTGGGCGATGGACTTCGGATCCTTCCCCGCATGCCGCAACGCCTTCGCCACCTCCGGGAAGCGAGTCAGGAACGCATGCGGCGTTCCGAGCGCCTTGACCTCCCTGATCGTCCCCACATATCGCTCGACCAGCGTGCACTCCTCGGGATCGGACCAGGAGTGAGTCATCAGGTCCGCCTCGTACATCCCCGGCGGGTCCTCATCGGCCGTGAGTCCTGCTGCCAAGGTCACCATCCGCCGATCGATGCACTGAGAGCAGGTGCCGCAGTGAGTGTGGGCGTTCGTGCGCTCCCACGTGTGTGCACAGCTGATCGTCGTGGCACAGAGCTTTCCGAAGCCCGATGCCTTGATGCCCCGCACGATGTCGGTCTTGGTCTTCCACAGGAACGGGTTCTCAACCGTGAAATCACATCCGAAGATCGCGGTGAAGAGCTTGCTAAAGCCCGCGAGGGTCTGCGGATGCGTGGTGCGGCTTGCACGCCCGCCAAGGCACTGCATGCTGAGCGGCAGGTTGAAGCTTACGACACCGTTCTCATAGAACCGGATGCGAGACTTGCCGAGCATTCTGGCGACGATCGCGGCGAGCGAGGCGTACACGAAGGAGCGCGCCCGTTGGGTGTATTCCTTGCCGAGCGACTTGCCCTTGTTCAGCGAAACCTGAATGTGGAAGGGAACGGGAGCTGTGCCCCCGAGCTGCTTGTTCAGCGCCTCCACGACGCGGCGCTGCGGAGCACCCACCTTCGTCGTCGGTTCATGGCTGACCAAGGCGACCTTGCGTCGTCCGTCCGCGATCTCCTTGATGGCTCCACCGAAAGAGTCAAGGCCCCCCGAGAACAGCATGACTTCCTCGATGCCGCTACTGTCGGCGTCGTCCTTGCGGAACTCCAGGTACCCATCGACGGGCGGCGGCTTCTTGAGTTTGGTGAAGTTGAGCTCGTAGTCGTCGTCGGACAGGAACGTCAGAACTTCGCGGAGGGGATTCAGTACGCCTGGGGCCATCCAGAAGTCTGGATTGCGAACAGGAATCTCCAACCACAGGTGGCGTCGCCACTTCAAACCGTACTCGAACTCCGCTTTCCCTCCACGACGAATCGCCTGATCCGCTGCGTAAATGAAGGCAGCGATCTCCAGAAGATCGGTATGCACGTCAGACAGATTGGCCGTCATCGATGACGTCAGGTCGTGCAGGCGCAGGTGCACATCATGAACACCGTCCCCAAGCGCGAGGTTGATTGGGTCGATGGATTTCCACGCCCCACCGCGGGCGGAGAGTTTCGTGCCGCCGCACAGGATGACGTGCTTAGCCGACATCCCGGGCACCTCGTACCTCGAGCTCGGACTTCAGTTTGACGAGCGCGTAGGCGGCAAAGCTCCGCGCCGACTGCTTCGAGATACCAGTCTCGTACTTGGACTTTGAGAACCAACCGCCCGCATAGTCTCGAACGATCAGCGCAGCCTGCCGGGTATGGACTGCGAGGCGATCGAGAAAGGCTGTGTGCTCCGCGGGGTCGCTGAAGCGCTGGTTGGGACCGACATGCTGCGATAGCTCGCGACTCAGGTGATACGTCAGATATCGCTGCATGAGCCGCGCGAAGAAGTCATGAGACAGGGACGCGAACCCTTCGCGCGTCGACAGATCGCGCACCGCACCCTGCACCGGAGCGGAGTCGTTCTGCCACAGGTTTTCAGAGGCTGGCCCAGTTAGCGCCGAGAGCGACTCGACCGCCGCCAGCTGCGCCATCTCCCCGATGTCGGTGCGTGAGCGCGTGTTCCGGAGGTGCCGGTCGATCGCGTCGCTCAACGCCCCAGCGAGGTCGTACACGTTCGCGTCCGCTGGTACATCCAGGCCGAGTTCGCTGAGCCGGGAGACGAAGTTGGCCTCATCTCGTGCCGCGATGGTCACATGCGCAAGCAGGTAGACAGCATGAGCGAGCCCCTCATCGCCCTTGGCCAGTTCAAGGCCGCGCTCGGCGGCTTGCAGGGTGGATTGAGCTACGCCAGCGACCGGCGCGCCTTCCGCGACGAGCGCGACGACCTCGCGCCAAGGCGCGGTGTCGGGAGTTCTACTGCCTCTTTGGTGGCCCATATTGCCGGCGCTGCCGCCCGGCGACGGTCACGCGCCGGCCTTCCGGGCGTTGGGAGCCGTATCGGGTTCATCGGCACGCCGGGACGCGGTCTTCAACGGGGCCAGATAACGCGTTGCAGTTATTGCACATGCGGTGCGTGAGCGATAGAGTCGTCGGTCCGAGAAGTACACCATGCCCGCAAAGCCATCATCTCGTCGTGCGGTGCGGCCCGGCCCCATCTCCCCCACCAAGCGGGAGCGCCGGCTCGCCGCCGAGGCATTCCGGCTCCTTCCGCGCGATTCCAAGAATCTGACCCTGCGGACGCCAGGGGCAAAGGGCAAGTCGATCAAGCTGCCCGCAGCAGCCGTCCGGCTCCTGCGAGAAGTGCTGTCGCATCTTGCGAACGGGGACGCCGTTGCTGTTGTGCCGACGCCCGCTGAGCTGACAACCCATCAAGCTGCGGCAATCCTCGGCGTCTCGCGCCCGTTCCTGATCAAGACACTCGACGCTGGGCACTTGAAGGTGCGGAAGGTCGGCACCCATCGCCGAATCGCGCTTGCGGATCTCATCGCATACCGCGACGCGATGGACGAACGTCGCCATTCCGCTCTCGACGCACTGACGAAGCAGGCCCAGGAACTGGGCATGGGCTACTAAGCCGTGACCACGCCGCCCGCTGTCGCCCCCAATCCGCTTCCGCCGCTAGACCCCTTATCTCTCGCTCCGACACCGTCTCCGACTCCCCGGCTACGCGGGGCAGGAACAGGATCGCCTCCTGGATGTCCGGTGCGAGATTCAGCAGGTTGGCGATCTGACTCACTCGGGCACGGGTCACCTGCCCCAACTCCGCGATCTCGGCGAAGTCGGCCATCTCGCCGCGACGCACCAAGTCGTCGAACCGGATCGCCAGCGCCATCAGCCGCGAGATGCGCGGCACGTGGCCCTCGGGCACCGGTGGCGGCGTCGTCCGCTCCCCGGCTCGCAGTTCCCGCGATCCGCACTGGCCGGTGGTGAAGTGAACCTTAAAGTCGAGTCTGATGCCGTCGCTCATGCCGCTTCCTCCTCGTGCCCACGCTGGCCGATCGACCGCAGACCCAGCGGGTGGAAAGTGATCGATACCGAGCCCTTCGTCGCGTCGTAGTCCACGCGCTGGACGAGCATCCGCATGAGGCGGGCCTGTTCCTTGGGCGTGAGACGGGACCAGACGCCGTCGAACTCACCGAGCGCGGCGTCCACATCCGCTTTCGTGATTCCCCCGGCGCTCGTCTCGACGAGCCTTTGGTTTAACGCTGCGGCCCGCTCCTCGCACGCCCGCACCTTCTCGTGCAGGTCGGCGAGTCGTGCAGCCGCGTGAGCGTCGGTGGCCGCGTCGCGGGCAACGCGGGCCAGGTCAGCTTGAAGCCGGGTCATCTCGCGCTCGACGGCGCTCAGTTCGCTCTCCGCAGCCGTGCGATTTGAGGCCATCTGTTCGCGGCACTTCGCCAGCGTCAGAGAGAGGAGCGCCGGGTCCTTCCCGATGCTGCGGATCTGCTCGACCACGAACTTCTCAATCTGCTCGGCAGGCAGCGAGCGGCACGGGCACGAATCCCATCCCTGCTTCTGTGCCTTGTAGCAGACGTAGTAGCGGTACGCGCGCGATCCTGCCTTGGTGGTCATCGTGTGGCCCATCGAGAGGCCGCAGGGACCGCAGTGGATCAGCCCCTTGAGCAGCGCACCGAACTTGTTCCGGGCCACCATCCCGCCGTCGCGCCCGTTGCTCCGCAGCATCTCGTTGACCTTGGCCCACAGCGGCTCGTCCACGATCGCCTCGTGCTCCCCGGCGAACGTCTCGGCCTTGTACCGCACCCGCCCCCGGTAGAGGATGTTCGTCAAGACCTTCAACACGGCGGGCTTGTCCCACTCGCGCCCACCGTACGCCGCGCCCTTGGGCGTGCGAACGGCCTTGGTCCGCAGGCCGCGACCGTTGAGCTCGCGGGCAATGTCCAGGAGCGACCGCTTCGCACGGTACAGCCCGAAGATCTCGCGCACGAGTCCGGCTTCGTCCGGATTCACCACCAGTTTCTTCGTCACCGGGTCCACGTCGTACCCGATCACCGAACGGCCACCCGACCACTTGCCCTTGCGCCGCGCCGCCGCGATCTTGTCCCGTGTCCGCTCGGAGATGATCTCCCGCTCGAACTGCGCGAACGACAGCAGGATGTTCAGCGTGAGCCGCCCCATCGACTGCGTGGTGTTGAACTGCTGGGTGACGGAGACGAAGGACACCTTCTTCCGCTCGAAGATCTCCATCATCCGGGCGAAGTCGATCAGCGACCGGCTCAACCGGTCCACCTTGTAGACCACGATGCAGTCGACCTTCCCCGCCTCGATGTCGGCCATGAGACGCTTGAGCGCCGGCCGATCCATGTTCCCGCCGGTGAACCCGCCGTCGTCATACCGATCCGGCAGGCAGACCCATCCCTCGTTCTTCTGGCTGGCGATGTACGCCTCGCCGCTCTCGCGTTGGGCGTCGAGCGAGTTGAACTCCTGCTCCAGCCCCTCCTCGGTGCTCTTGCGGGTGTAGATCGCGCAGCGGATCTGGGTCGGCGACTTAGACTCGTGTCGTTTCTTCATGCGCGGGCCTCCGCTTTCCGCTCCCCGCGAGCCGACGGCAGGCGGAAGAAGCTCACCCCGTTCCAGTGCGCCCCGGTGATCTTCTGCGCGATCGCCGTGAGCGACCGGTACACCTCGCCCTCGTACTCAAACCCCCGAGGCAACACCCGCACCACGATCGCCCGTCCCTTGTACTCGCGGCGGATCACCGCCCCGGGTTTCGGGAACGTATCGGGGCGGCCCGCGTCAAACGCCGCCGCGACCGTTCGTCCGGTGCCGTTCGCGGCCGCGTCGACGGCACGCGGGGCGCTCAAACGAATCTCCGCGTCGTCGGCCAGTTCGAGCGCCCGCCTTCGTGCCCGCTCCGACAAACCGCCCTCGCGGAGCGCCTGCATCCGCCAAACGATCCGCTTGATCAGGTACTGCTTGTGGTTCGTCCGTGTGGGCTCGCCGAAGACTTCGGCGTAGCGCTTCTTCAACTCGGGGACGGTGAGTCGGCCCAGGGCCTTCACCGTCGCGGGAATGTCATCGGGCGTGTGGTTCATCGGGACTCTCCGGTTCGCAAGGCGTCAACCAAGCGGACGATCAAGGCGGACCGGTCCCGAGGGTTCAAGTCCATCTTCCTCTCTTTCTGACGGGGCCGAGATGTCGCCGGACTCGCCCATGCGGCGGGCATCCTCGCGCTGGCGGCGGATGCCGCCCGCGAGGATCTCGGCGATGGCGTGCAGCCGCTTTGTCGGGGTAAGCAGGTGGGCGTGCGCGAGGTCATCGCGCTCGGCCCCCTCGTCGAGGTCGATGGTCAT